CCAATAGCCTCTAATTCCTCTAGTAAACTGCGAGTTTTCTTTTGCATGATATAGATATCCTATTAGTATTTATCATCTTTTCAGATTGTTGAGCATTGCTTTAAGTTTTGAGCTACCTACATCTGCTTGAATGTGCTTATTTACAGGTTCTATTTCTGTGTGAACACCCTCATTTACGGTTGTGACATTACTTTGTGGCTTTAATCTACTCATAATATCACTTGGACTGGGCTGAGATTGTCTATTTTCTTGTTGTTCCCCATAGCCATCTGGGTCAGGGTCAGTAATTCTTAAGGTTTCTACGTCAAATGCTAATTCAATCTTTTGACCTACCCCAGAACTACTACGTGTTTTCATCAATTGTAACTGATATTGACCACGCTCCCTCATACTTCTGCTTGTAAATATACCAAATACATTATCCGCAGTATTAATTTTAGATATACCACCACTAATGTGACTATGATCAAACTCAATTTCTTCAACCGCAGACCTATTTAATTGACTAGCAGTTACGAATAACACATTTAATTCTTTTGCTAAATTTCTTAATTCCTCTGAAACATACTTGTCTTTGACGAATAAATCGCTTGGACTGACTTTTGCACTAACTGGCATAATTAAGTCCAAATAATCAATACACAAAAAGTCAACTTTCTTCTTTGTTTGAATTTCTAGTTCTTTGCAATATGCACGAATGTCGTTGACTGTGCTTTGTGCTGGCATATACTTAATACGTAACATACCAGCTTTCTTTTGTATCATCTTTACCTTCATCTCAACATTATCAATGTCTTTAAAGATTTCTCTACTACTTGTATCAGTCATCATACTATCAATACGCATTGAACAAAGCCCCTCACTCAACTCTAATGATACATAAACACCATTCAATCCCGCTTGACTCCAGTTGACTGCCAAGTTTTGCATGAATAAAGATTTTCCGGACCCAGAGCCTCCCGCAAAGATTTGTAGTTCTCCTCTGTTAAATCCTCCATAGAGCTTTCTATCCATTGAAGGCCATCCTGTACTATTTTGTCCGTTGTTGCTTTTAAGTTGCATAAGCCTCCCCCTGGGATCAGCAAAATAATCCATACCCATATCACGTTGCAAACTAATCTGTACTGCATCTTTAATTAGTTTCTCAACTGGATCATACTCACCTTTCTCCAATAAGTCTGCACTTTTAAGAATCGCTCTTTCTAATTCTTGTCTACGTGTAAATGCCTCAAACTCATCCAAGAACCATTCGTTATGACCATCAATCATTTCTGTTATTGGTTCTATACTTATACCAGTTGCCGCACTTAGTTGCGTTGGATCAGGTACAACATTATATTTGTCACTATGTTCTTTGATAAAAGCGGCGACAGGCCTTAATGACTTTTCAAAATTATCAGGGTTCATAATGTTCATAACCCTAGTGTATAACTCGCTATTTGTAACCATCAATCGCAGAAAATATTTCTGCACTTCAATATTATAATCCTTTAACAATTTGTCTTTTCCTTAATTCTATTTTAATTTTACTATTGGTAGCACTTTGCAATATACTTAATAGTGTAGGCAGTTTTCCATATTTTACTACTGCATCATTTACATCTTTTATATCCTTTTCCCATTTAGGTAAACTAACACTATAACCTAATTCTAATGCTCGGTCAGTTAATTTTAATCCTGATTCATCTCTATCGGGAACAAATATGATTTGTCTATTCAATGTTGCAAGTAATTTACTTTGCTCATCACTAATATCATTATGCATTAATGCGACCCCATCGATACTCAATGCATCGAATATCCCTTCGGTGACTATGCACACACTCCAATCATTGAGCTGAACGTCAATATTAAAAACATATCCAGGCTGCTGGTGATTTATGTATTTTGGAGTTTTGTTATCCAAGAATCTACTTGTATGTCCTACAATTTTATTTTTATATGTATAAGGTACTACAACTCTATTGTTGTTGCGTCCTGTTTCATCTGGCGTTACGATGAATGGATAACTGTTAATATCTATGCACCTCATGTGCAGATAATCTACATACTTTTTGTGTAATTCGTTGTTTTCATCAAGCAGTTCACCCAAAGGTAATTCTTTTTCTTCAAATTTTATTCTGTGAATTTTAGTAGGAGAATTAAAATCTAATAAGTCTTTATGTTGAAGACTTTCTAAGTTCCATCGTTGTATTTGAACACTATCAACACCCAGCCAACTTAAGAATTTCTTAGTTCTATATTCTATGGGTTTACCTAATTTAAACCCACAACTGAAGTTACAATTGAAACAATGCATTAGCCATTCGTTAGATCCATTAGTTTTAATACCACCTCTGAATCTAGTATCGGCACGATGCCCGCCATTATGGTAACAGCATATTGCATTGAAACTGTACCAACCGGCAGATGTTTGTCTTTTCTTGCCGGGTATTAATGATAATATGTCAAACATTTTACTATTATAATACTTTATGTATCAAATAGCAATGAAGACGGATATTATTTTACTAAAATGGTATCCACTTTACCTGCAGTACTGGTGAACTGCAAACGAATATATGGATGATAACCTAACAATACATATCCTTGAGTAGATGTCTCATTAGAGTAAGAATAATTCAACGCACTATACCAATCTGTAGTTCCAGCGGTACTACCTTGAACAGTAATACTACCGGTATAACCAGTCATATATACTTGAATTGTTAGTACAGGAGCATCTTTTGTACTATATATAGAACTGTGATAAGTGACGGCCGCACCATAATATGTAGGATAGGATGGTATCGTAATAATATCAGCATGCGATCTTTGTGGAATAATACTATCGACAATATCAACAACACCACGAGCGCCGGCATTATTATCCAAATATACAGGATAGTCATACCCACCAGACGGGAATTCAAGACTATAGTAGCATTTTTGACTATCCATAATAGCAAGTTCACTATTTGTGATTGAAAATTCTGCTATCCCGTTTAATGCCAATGTGGGTGTAAGTGTAGTTTGATACAGAATCATATTACCATCGTAACTTAATAATCTCATGGTTATCTCTTGCCCGGTGATATCAACGGGTTTTTGTTCTTGATTTAAGAACTGGAATTGTAACTTATTATCAACTCCCTTATGCAATTTTAAGGTTTTACTATACACGTTTTGATATCTCCTTGGTGAATTGCCAATAATAACTACAACGATTTGTCTTGGTATATATTGATAGACGATTGTACTGTACACGATTTGGCTCCTATACTATATTTAGTATAAGAAATATTATATTGGGAAAACGAATGGGTATAAATACCCATAGTATACTAAAAATGATTCAAAACGAGTTCTTTAAAAGATTAACTGAAAATCACCCGTTCATCACCGTTTGCTCCTATGCTGGTCAAGATTACGTAGGAATAGTACAAAACCGTGATGATGTTGTTACCACTATATATGATTATGGTTCAATAATACACCCCGAATTACGTGACAAATTCTTAGAATTAGGGGATATTTGGTGGTGGGAATCAAATAGATTAATACCCATCAATATGTTCTTAAAAGAAGATTGGAATCCGTTTAAAGTCTATCTTAGAACCTTTAATAACAAAAGCCTCACGATAGTTCACGGTCCAATCTGTAGCATGAGTGAACTCGGTAAGCGCCGTAGTAAGCGCAAAAGTATCACATTAGTTAAACGTATTCCCTGATTCGTGTAATAAATTCATGTGCACTACTACTAATTGTGCGTAAGCACACGAATGCGACCGCTTGAACCCATACCCGTCAGTCCCTTTATCCCACACCGTTTTAGCAATATCAACCCATTTTTCACCAATCAAGTGCTTTTTACCAGGTCTAATAACTGCTAAAAACATAGCTAGTCTGGGAATACTATTAATAGGTTCTGGCATTTTAACAATCGTATTGTAATGATTACCCAAATGTATTAGTTGTTCTACAAAAGATTTTTTAGTCAATAGTTCCCAATCAGGTTCACGCATCAATGCTATCAAATGTTGTTCATCACGTACTTTTTCATATACATGCACATTCAATAAGTCTAGTTTTATATATCCACGTTCTTCTGCTACTGTATAATCTAAGTTACACATATTGTTTAAGCTATCGTAGGGTATATCAGTTACATAAATCCCCGTAGCATGTTTACGTATGGGTTTAACATTACGCATTGCCGCTGAAGTATACTTGATGTGTTTTAAAATGTCATCACGTTTACCAAAGTCAATATCAATATCACTATTAAATCTCATCTTTTAGGTTCTACCAATCCAATTTTAATTAACTTATTATATGCTTTTTGCACAACAATAGCTTGTCGTTCAGCATCTTCTACGGCTCGGTGACTTGTAGAATGTCCACCGTCTTTAAGACTTACACCGCAAATGTCATAGATAGTGCGTGTGTCTCTAATATTCCAAAAGTTCCATGGTGGCAATTGACCAAAGTTTCTCCATGCACTTTCCATTACAACAATATCAAAGCTAGCACCATTACTCCATACTTTACCATTGTTATACTTCCAGCACCAT